ATTAAATCGCGGTTGGTACAATATTCCAGCAGCCAACACGTTCCCCACTGGCACAGTATTCCAGAAACTCAGTTCAAACGTAGAACTAGTAAAAATGACCACTGTTAATACAGGTGTCAATGGTACACAAACTATCAGTCGTACTCAATTTAATACCACAGCATTGACCACAGCAGGTATAGGATCTCCGCTGATTCGTATGACTGGCATGTGGTATGGCGGATCAAACACTGTGCCTACAGTTGCAGTCAACACCACAGACTCACCATTTGCTGCCAATGACTACACCAGTACGCAAAACACAGCGGCCAGCAATGCCGAAGGTATTGAAATTGTTTACTTAGGAGAAACCAACAACTTTGCTTATTACCCACGCCGATCACTTGGCCTGGCACCTGGTTATCCACTAAATCAAACAGACACTGTGGTCCGCCAAGCATTTCCATATTCAGGTGCTGACTTTGATGTGGCCAGTGTGACCAGCGATGGCAGCAACCCCAGTATTATCACTGTGACTACAACCTATGCGCACGGCTTGTTCCCAGGCTGTCCTATCACGGTGGACATGACTTCAGGAACCAATGCCAGTTATGCTGAAGGTTCATTTATTGTCACAGCAATTCCCAGCACAACCACATTCCAATACACAGCCAAAACAGGCGCAGCAGTGTCGGGTTCATTGGCTGCAAACATCTATGTGCGAAGCAATGCGGCCTTCTTGCCAAGACCGTTTGATGGCGGTGTGTTGATTGGACCAGGAACACCCACACGCGGTGCCAGTGCAACACGTACTACTAAAAAATACTTCCGTTATCAATCTGGCAAAGGCATCTTGTTCAGTACTGGTACTGTGTTGGCACCAACATTTGATGTTTCAAACGTTACATCAGATGGTACCTTAACCAACAGCAACATCACAATCACCACAGACGTTGAGCACGGACTCAATGCTGGTGCCACAGTTACCTTGAGTGGAATTACTACATCTGGGTATAATCAAAGTGGTTATGTTGTCACAAGCATTACCAGCGATACTGCTTTTGTGGTTCAAGCACAGACCACACTAGGCAGCGCAACCCCTGTGTTGGGACAACAACCCAGACTCAATGTCAATAGTTGGCACGGATCAAGTATTCGTGCAGGCATGTTTGATGACCAAAACGGTATATACTGGGAGAATGATGGCATCACTGTAAATGCTGTGTTGCGTTCAAGCACATTCCAGTTGGCAGGTTTTGTCAATGTCAGTGTTGGGTCAAACTTGGTGACAGGTGATGGCACCTGTCGATTCCAAGATCAACTCAATGTAGGTGACGTTGTTGTGATCCGTGGCATGACACATTCAGTTGCCAGTATTACAAATAACAATCGCATGACAGTTGTTCCCACATTCCGTGGTACATCAAACCAAACCAGAGTAAAAATGGCCTTGCGCAACGAAATTCGTGTACGCCAAAGTAATTTCAACATTGACCCACTTGATGGCACAGGTGCATCAGGATTCACACTAGATCCAAGTAAAATGCAGATGTATGCCATGGAATACTCATGGTACGGTGCTGGTACAATTATTTGGATGTTGCGCGGACAAGATGGACAATTTAACTGGGCCCACAGACGTCCCAACAACAACTTGAACAACGAAGCATTCATGCGTTCAGGTAACTTGCCCGGACGTTATGAAGCCATCAACGAAACTCCCACAAGCTCACTCAATGGTGCAATTACCAACAGTCAAACCACAATCACCTTGGTTGACGCTACAGATTATCCATCAGCAAGTGTGACATATCCTGCGTATGTGATGATTGACAGTGAAGTTATAAAATATTCAGGCAAAGCGGGCAACGACTTGACTGGTTGTACTCGCAGCGCAACATTTACACAGTGGGCAGAAGGGCAAAGTCGCAGTTACACCAGTAGTGCAGCCGCAATTCACGCAGACAACGCAGGTGTGATATTGATTTCCAACACTTGTGTACCGCTGGTCAACCACTGGGGTAGTGCCATTATCATGGACGGAACATTTGATGGTGATGAAGGCTTTGCATTCACATACAATCGCAGTAACTATGGTTTGCCAGGCACAGTTGGTGCCAGCCAAACTGCTTTCTTGATGCGACTAGCACCCAGTGTGAGCAATGGTATCATTGGTGACCTGGGTGTACGTGAACTTATTAATCGTGCGCAGTTAACACTGCAAACACTCACAGTCAATGTCACTGCCGGGCGATACCTTGTGACAGGTATTTTAAATCCCAACAACATTGACTCAGCCAATACCACATGGTCAGGCTTGAACAATGCAGGTGGTGGATATCAGCCTAGTTTTTCACAGTTTGCAGTTGCTCCGCGTTATTCAAACGAATCAACAGGTGGTGTACAAGCAGCTCCGTTAAACACCACTGGCGGTTTTACTCGGTCAGGTACCATGGTGTCAGGTAGCGCAATTAGAACTTATGCCAATATTGCACCAACTAACGTATCCAGTTCAGGATCGGGTGCTAATCTTACTGTGCAACTGGGAGCATTGAAAACCACATATAGTGATACTACCACTGCAATTACTATTCAAAATCCTGGCACAGGCTACGCCGTGGGCGACACACTCAAAGTGTTGGGCAATGCCTTGGGAGGAACAACACCAACCAATGATCTAGCATTGACAGTGGCCGCGGTATCAGCAGATATCACCGGCGGCGAAAGATTGTTTGCTATCCCAGTACAAGCCACAGGCGTCAACAATCTGGATTTGACCAAGATCAAACAGATTGGTCAAAGTGCTATTCCTGGAACAGGTACCTATCCCAATGGCCCAGAAGTACTGGCCGTGGTAATTACCGCGTTAAGTACCACGTCATCTCCAGTAGGAGAGATTCAGTTGAGTTTTGAAGAGAGCCAGGCTTAAATACCAGTAGCAAGATAACGCTCGACAGTGTCTATCTTGCTTTGCACTATTTCTATGTTCACAGTTGACCACAACCCAGGATGCATGGGCTTGGGCCATTGTCCACGATCAATCCAGGCATAACCCATGTGCTCTTCGTTTAACACAGGCACAAAGTCGTCGGCAACAACACACACCCAGGTGTTGTATTCAAATTGACCATCAGATGATGTGAATTTTTCCAGTGGAACCAAGCGTTGATATTCAGGCATGCTGCCCAGTTCTTCAATGCATTCACGTTCCATGGCACCCAATAACGTTTCACCAGATTCTACTTTGCCACCAGGTAGTCCCCAGGTGCCAGGATGTCTAGTGTCATTGCGTAACAAATAAAGATATCGTCCGGTGGCACTGCTCCGGAACCAAACTCCCACTGCCTTCAAAGCACCAATCTCCAAGTACCACCAGGATACACACCTTGGTAGCTTTTGACCCAGGATTCGCCAGTCCAACGATATTGTATACCTGTTGTGATGTTGGTGACATATTGATCAGCTGGTTGTGTAACAGCCATAAACACCACACGCCAACTGTTGGTTGAATATTCAATGATGTCATTGGCATGAGCCACTAGTGGACGACCATTGGCACCAATCCAGGCCTGTGCAGGACCAGCATTGTTGGTATTACCAGTGTCCTCGGTCAACAAGTATCGCTGTCCGTCAATGGCCGAATCTAGGCCATCCTGTGGACCAGCAGTCAGTGGATTGATAACTGCGTCAATTGGTGCCAGCGTATTTTGTGGCACAGTGTCAATGTCAACGTCATACAACATGAATCTATCATCGTTGGGATCCAGTGCGATGGTGCCAATAACTTCGGTACCATCAGGTTGTTCTAGTCGAATTTGGCTGACACCAGGACGCATAACACCATAAACACCCACCACGGCAGGCCATAATAAATTTGAATCTGGTACAATTTCCACGGGTGTTAGTGAATCATTGCTGGGTTCTTGAGTCAAGGATACTTGTTGTAAACATTGTAACTTGTTGTCAATTAACACCACAGCCCAGTTGTATGGTGTGATAACTTGTCGTGTGCCCAAAAGCAAGTCGTTGTTGGTGACAGCATCATGCAAATCACCTTGTGCATCGTACATGCTGGCAATGATACGTTCTACCACACCCAGTTTCTTGACCTTGGCTGGACTAGAAATCCAAATGGGCATGCTGAATGTCAATGTAGCAACATCAATAGGATTGTCTGTGCCAATTGGTATAGTACGGCTGGTCCATGAAGTTCGATCCAAGTACATTGTGCTCAAACTGGTCCAGTCAATAAAATTATCTGTGCTCTGTATTTCCAAACTGGGATTGAACAACGTTAATATTTGTTCTAAAATTTGCAACTTCTGATTGGTGTTTGACGTCCATATGTCCAAATTAATAGTGAGCTTGAATGGAACAGGCATCAAACGTTCCACTGTGAATGCATTGCCTTGAGTGGTTTCGTAACTTTCTGTGGCCGGATCATAGGTACGTTGCCGCACATTGATCTTGCTCACAAAGTACGGATCCTGCATGCGGCTTTGTTCATAATCCAGGCCAGTGATGTAAAAAGTCATCATGGGAGTTGACGGCAAACTGTTGCGTGAGTTTTCTTGTATGATGGTTTGCGCATTGCGGCTGGCATCACCATAGCGCACTGGTACACGCAACAATGCAGCCGCGTTTACTCCGTCATTTTCGTTGGCATACTCTACTTGAAAGCCTGAAAAGATTCTTGTGAACTGCAACAAGAATCTGCGTATTTGTTCATCGTAAAAGAACTGTTGCATGTGATTACCTGGTTATTTGAAACCGCCTTGATCCCCGTTGTCTGCGCGGGGTTTGAGAATTTCACTCAAGCTCTGTCGACTTGGTATCTTGCCCAAGTCAGTTGTTTGTACTGTTTCAGTGTTATTTACAAAACCACTGCGCATGGTCTTATTAACTGGACCGTTGTTGAGATTGGTGCGAACATTGTCCTCAATGCGAATCCAACGTGAGCCATCATAACGGAACAGTCGATTGGGTTTGTAGTCCAAGCGCAGAGCATAGTCACCACTCACAGGATTTGGCGGGAAGCTCACACCCGGAGTAACTGGCAAGCCATTGGGGGCAACACCATCTCCAGTGAGGTAACCCACAGTGTAGCCATCTGCCTTGGGAGTGATGTTTGCGCTGCCTTGTGTGCCATCTGCGGTGACTGTTTGATCAGCAGTCAAACTGGCCGGATTGGCTGGTTGACCATCCTGTGTGGGCATGATATAAAACTTATCAACTTCATATCCGCTGAGTGGTACTTCAGCATCGGCTTGTATGAGGATAGCATCATTGATTTCGTAGTCTTTGGTGCGAGTACCTTGAATGTCGCTGATAGTTTTGGGATCGTAAGGAGCCCAAAAATCAGTGTTGGTAATGTCTGTATCTGCTGGTACATTGCCCTGAGCTTGATAATAGGTGTCACCATAATTGACAAT